GTTGCTTCTGTTAAATTTCCAGAAGCAAGGGAAGACTGGGGGAAAGTAATTGGAATTGGAATATATGACTCTATAACTGGAGGGAATCTTATAAACTATGCTCTTTTTGATGCTAGAGATGAAGTAATAATACACGCACTAATGCAGTATGAAATAGCAAAAAATTTCTATGTTATAGGACTTAGAAATTAATGGCTAAAAATGTGCATCAGAAATCCGGAAATTATATTAAAGAAAATTTTACAGTTTCTGAATTACAAAATTTTTATATAAGAGATTTTGTAAATGATGGCCGTACTCAAGAGTACAGTTTAATCAAAATTAATGCTAAACAGATGAATTTTGTTAAGCACGTTAATAAATTGAGAGAACTGAAAGTAAAAGATCTGTTGCAATTTAGAGTAAAAGACTTTGCTTTTTATAATATAGATGAAGACTATGTTAAATTTACTCAGAAGATTCAAGAAAAAACATTTCCTTTACTTTTGTCTTTAGATAAAGATTATGCATTGATTTTATATAATATTGCAAGGAATGATTATTATAACAGCATGTTAACATCCTTACCTGGAATTTTTCAATCAGCTAAATTAATACAATCCATTTTTCATTTTGCTGATGAAGAATTGAAAAAATTAGAATTTTCAATAGATTCTGCTGTAAAAAATAGAAGATTTTTAACAGCTAGATCAGAAAAATTGGAAAAATTTGAAGAGGATTATGCATTAATTTCAAGCAAAAATTTATCTACCATTTTTAGACTGAATAGAATTATTTCAAAAAGAATGCTAAGATCTTCAGCAAAATTAAATGATATAAAAGAAACTATGAAATTATATTTTATCTACAATGAAAATACGACTATCACAAATGATAAGAAAAATTTTCAATATATTGTTGATTTTCACTCAGAAAGAGTTGATAAAGAATATCTAAATTACTGGTTGGACTTGATTTATGAAGTAATTCCTGCTTGGTATGAAATTAAAATTATATATTAATTTTATTGTCAGTCATGACTGATAATAAAATGGAAAGGTATAAAGTGAAAAAAGCTATTAAAGATTTAGTAAAAAACATAAACGAAACTACTCATATTCCAATTGTTACAGAAGATGATATTTTTGAGCTATTTCAGCTCGATTCTATTGCTGATTTAAGAAAAGTTTCTCGAAACTTTCTAAAATTATCGAAGATTTTAGATTATTTTTAGAAGGAATTGTTAAATTTGGAATAGAAAATGGAGATGCAATAAATGCAGAAGCTTGGAAACAAGCAATAGGCCAAACGCTAGGTGGATATGTAAGCAAAGTTGAAAATAAGGAAGCAGGAAAATGGTATATAAATGATTTAACTGATGGGAAAATATATAGGTGTATTCAAAGTCATAGAAGCACAAGTTTTGATATTACTAAATTTATTGATATTACAAACATTGGACTTTCAGATAAATTGGAAAATTTATCCAATGTCGAAAGTTATTCGATAGATCCGCGGTTAACAGTTGGAATAATTCATAAAATTGGTAATATTTGTATTTTAACTTTGGACTCAAACGAAGTGTACAACGGTCGGAATTATGGAGAAGTACTTTTTAATATTCCTGACAAATTTCGTCCAAAGTTCTTAACTCCAGTTTCTGTTGGAATAATCAATTCAGCAAGCGGTGGAGCCGCACACATAGAAACAAATGGTAATGTAGTGTGGCGTGGGGCAAGAACAAGTTCTGCTTTATATATTAATTCAGTGTATTTGGCTAAGTAGTTAATCAATAAAGTATGTTATTGAACCTTTCAATACATTATAGTTTCCTGTGTGGCATCCCCAAAGATTTAAGGAGTTTGACTCTAATCTCATTCTCGTAGCTCCTTGAATTCCTGATGTCAAATTATTAGATAAACTGGATTCTATTCCAACACTGTTTGCATTCGGTTTAAATTTAACTGGAAGGTAATTCAGAATTGGAAAATTTTCAGTGAAATGAATACCCTCACGTTGTATTTCCATAGAGGCAACAACAGTTTTACCAAACCGTCTAAACTCCACAAAGCCACCGACAAGATTTACACGTTCTTTAGCAACTTCGTATAAATTTTCCAATTTACACATAAGCTATACTTAAAAATAAAAGTATAGGAGTGATACAAATGAATGAGAACTGGAAAATTTACAAGGAATATCTGAATAGTTGCATTGCAAGAAATGAGGCAGTAAAAAATACAACATATAGAACATATATGAATAGTATGAAATTGTTCATTGAGTATTTGAAAAAATGCGAAGGTGATAGGTATTTATTAGATAAAGATACTTTAAAGAGTACTGTAAGCATAATGGAAAAATACATAAGACACTGTAGGGAGAAGCTCAATAATAATGCTCGGACTATCAACAATAAAATAACAGCTATATCAAGTTTTTATATATGGGCTGTTAAAAGAGGGTTTATAGAAGTGCATCCGTTTCGTGACAAACTGGATAGAATAAAAGTTACAGATTTGGAAAAGAGAAGAAAAAGTTACTATTTAAGTAACAAAGAAATAGTGGAAATACAAGTAAAAATGAAATTATCTGAAAAATATGATTTACAAGATCAGATAATATTCAATTTAATAATTGATACAGCTTGTAGAATTAGTGCATTACAGTCAATAAAATTAGAAAATATTGACTTAGAGAACGGAATAATAAGCGGAATAATAGAAAAGGAACAAAAAATAGTTGAATTTGCAATATTCAAAGAAACGATAACATTAATAAAGGAATGGTTAAAATGTAGAAATGACAATATAGAGTATTTATTAATCACTAAATACAATGGAGTATTTAAACAAATGAGTAAAAGTACTATAAGAGATAGAGTGCGACATATAGGAAAACTCGTAGGAATAGATAATTTATATCCGCATTCACTTAGAAAAACGAGTATTAATTTATTAGCAGAAGTCGGTGGAATTGATTTAGCAAGTGAATTTGCCAATCATTCAGGAATAGATGTTACAAAAAAACATTATATTAGAAAGTCTACTGCAACAGAAAAAAAGTCAAAATTACTTGAAATGAGAAAGAAAATCGGATTTTAAAATAAAAGGAAGGAGAATAAAAAATGGAAGAATTTAAAATATATTTATATGATAAAAATGGAAATTTAATAGGAATATACCTTGCTCCATCAAAGGAAGAGTTTGAAACAGATAAATTAAAATATTGCAGCGAATATGTTGAGGGAGAAACTTATATCTCTTATGTTGAAATCGATAATGCAATAATTGATAATGGAGTTATTAGGGAAATGAAAACTTCTGAAAAAATAAAAGCTGGACTTATAACTCTTTCGGATGGCCAATATTTGGAAAATGAAGAAATAAAAACTGTTGAAAAGCCAAATGGATACAGCACTTGGGATAAAGAAAATAACAAATGGATTGAAGATAAAACAGAAAAACTTAAATATCTGAAAGAATTAAGATATCAAAAACAACAAGAATTTGTTAAGTATAAAAAAGAGCTGGAAGAAAAAGAAGAGGAAAAAATAGAATTTGAAAGTTTAGCTTTTGATGTCACTGAAACAGAAGAAAGAATAATTGAAATAAAAGCAGAAATGGATTTAATAAAGACAGAAATAGCGAAATTAACAAAGGACATAAAAAAAGTTGAAAAGGAAGTGGTATAAATGGACCGATTTGATAAAATTTTTAGCTTTATGTTGGCTATCGAAGGTGGTTACACTAACGACAAGAATGATAAGGGCGGAGAAACAACCTGGGGTGTTACAAAAGATGAGGCAAGAAAAAACGGATACAATGGCTCTATGAAAAATTTAACACAAGATTTTGCAAAAAGAATACTGGAAAAGGATTATTATCTAAAAAATTGTTTGAATGAAGTAAGAAATGATAAGGTTGCACTTTCAATATGTGACTGGAGTTTTAACTCGGGAAAATGGGCAACTAAAAAGGCACAAGTAACATTAAATAAATTTTTTGGTTATGATCTAGTTGTAGATGGTATTTTTGGAATCAAAACTATAAAAGCTTTAAATGAAGTAGAAGAGCAGGGGAAATCTGAAGAATTTTTGAAAAATT